AAACGCAGTAAATATAGGATTAGGCGAGATTGATCAGCCGGGGGACTATGAACTCATATCACGCTCATCTAGCGAAACAGACCTTTATTCACTTTGCACCGCTATCGCTAACTCAGCCTTCGGGGTCCTTTATGAAGATGCTAACGGCAACATCGGTTATGCCGATTCGACTCATCGTCAAGACTATCTAGCCAGTAATGGTTATACGACTCTAGACGCTAACCACGCCAACGGGGTAGGTCTTTCTGCCACTACTCGCGCTGGCGACTTGCGTAACTCCTTTACTATTACTTATGACAACAATGGCAACCAAACTTATACCGCAACCGATTTAGAAAGTCAGGCGCTCTACGGCGTTTATGGCGAGGCTTATCTTTCTCGCATTAAAAAAACAGTGGATGCCGAATCTTTGGCTAATCGATACATCGACTTACGCGCCTTCCCTTACGCAAAATTCCAGAATATAACCTTCGTATTAGGAAACCCTGAGATCGATGATGCCGATCGAGATGCCTTAATTAACATATTTCTCGGTCGTCCAGTCTGGATTCAGAATTTACCGCCTAATATCACCGGCGGCTCATTTCAAGGCTACATCGAGGGCTGGACGTTTCGGGCAACCCTTAACAATCTCACGGTAACATTCAACGCATCTCCTATAAACTTTAGCCAAGTTGCGGTAAAATGGGAACAAGTAAACGCGGCGGAAGCATGGAACACACTTAACCCAGCCCTCACGTGGCTAACAGCGATCGGAGTAGTAGCGTAATGGCAACAACGACAACCAACTTTGGATGGGATATTCCCCAGTCCACAGACCTAGTAAAGGATGGCGCCACCGCTATCGCAGCACTTGGTCAAGACATAGATACCGCTCTGATTGATTTAAAAGGCGGTACAACTGGACAAGTATTATCCAAGGCCTCAGGTACTGACCTTGATTACACTTGGGTTACGTCAAGCGCCAGTAAAGTGCTGCAAATTGTTACATCTTCTTTGACGACTACGGCCTCTACAACAAGTACTTCATTCGTAGATACGGGCTTGAGCGTTACTATTACTCCAACAAGCGCAAGCAATAAGGTATTACTTTTCGTCAGCATGGCTCATGCTTCTACTGGTACCAACGATGCTTCTTTTATAACATTGACTGATAATTCAAATAACATTTTGATTGATGCCTCAAGCCCAGGCTCACGCACGCCGGCTATGGTGCGTAAAGAAGGGGCTACGGTTGAGCAATATACAATGAACGCTTCTTCTCTAGTTTTTAGCCACACGCCAGGCGTTACATCGGCCTTTACTTACAAATTGAGGCATCGAGTAACCGCAGGCGGATCTGCCACGTCATGGATCAATAGAATTCCAATCGATGACAATACTTCTTCATACCCTAGAGGCGTCTGCACAATTATAGCGATGGAGGTTCTATAATGAATAAAGATTATCCTGCAATTCTTTTGCGTCGTTATGCTGGTGCCCAATGGTCAATGACTGGCGATGATTATGCCGATCTTGAGTGGCTAGATGATTCAGACAAGCCAAGCGAAGAAGAATTAGATGCCCAATGGACTTCAGTTCAAGCAGAGATTAAGCAAGAAAAAACTGCAAAGATTGAAGCAAAGGCTGCATTGCTTGAGCGTCTTGGCATTACTGCAGAAGAAGCAGCCTTACTACTAGGATGAAACCAGTATTATGCAAGGCAGCGCAACAACTTCGAGAGCAGTTCGACGATTGCTACAGTGATCGCGATAGGCGTTCCGATGGCTGGATCGGCGATCTCCGTCATTCAGCGCGTCCTAGTGATCATAACCCTGATCCAAAGACTGGGGTGGTTAGAGCGATCGATGTCGATCGAGATGTACATAAGTCAGGCAAGCCCGACCTCATGCCCGATATTGCAGATCAACTTCGACTCGCAGCCAAGGCAGGAGATAAGCGAATTTCCTACATTATCTTCGCCGGTCGAATTGCATCGTCTCGCATGGGCTGGCGCTGGCGTAAGTATTCTGGAAGCAATCCGCATAACGCTCATTGCCATATCTCTTTCACTACAAAGGGCGACACGGATAGTTCGTTCTTTAATATACCGCTATTAGGAGGCACAGTATGAACATGAAACATCCAGCAGTAATCGCGGTAGGAGCATTCCTAGCAGTATGGGGAACTACTTCTAACTTTGATCTTAACTATCGATCAATCCTCGGCGCAGTAGTGGCAGGAGTATTCGGATACGCGAGCCCTAAAAAGTGAGCCAAGAAAACTTCTTTACCCTTTACTTTGCTAGCCTTGCCGTGATCGGTGGGCTGGCAGGTTATGTCATCACGCATCTACTGTCTGAAATTAAGCGACTAAACTCGCGTGTCGATGAGATTTATAACATCCTCTTGGAGCGATAATTTCAATATGGCAAAGAAGAAGGTTATTGATCTCGATACTTATTCACAATTAGACGCGTGGGCTATTAGCCTGCATGAGATGTACCGCGCATTGCGCCGGGCTGGCTTTGCCATTGATATCTGTCTAGCGATTATCTCTGATCGAGATGCTTACCCTGATTGGATCTTGCCATCGATCCCCGACCGCGTGGATCGCCTACCCTATGAGGATGACGAAGAGGACTAATGAAGCGCATAGTCATAGTGAGCGACCTACAGGTTCCGTTCCACGATAGACACGCAGTTAAGAATCTAGCCAGTTTTATCACTAAGTTTAAGCCGCACGAAGTAGTCACGATAGGAGATGAGATTGACTTCAACACCATCTCGAAATGGTCAGAAGGCACACCCGAAGCCTATGAGCAGACGCTTGGAGACGATCGCGATGAGGCTGTTCAAGTACTTTACGATCTACAGGTAACCCAGACGATTCGGTCTAACCATACAGACCGCCTTTACAATCAGATCATGAGGAAGATTCCCTCATTCCTATCATTGCCAGAACTTAGGTTTGAGAAGTTCATGAGATTCGATGAGCTAGGGATTACCTTTCATAAGAAGCCATACAATATCGCGCCGGGCTGGATTGCAGTTCATGGCGATCATACCCCTATCAAGTCACAGGGAGGGCTCTCAGCCCTTGAGGCGGCTCGTAGGCACGGGAAGAGCGTCATCTCAGGGCATACTCACAGGGCAGGGAGATCGTCCTTCTCAGAGGCCTCTGGAGGCCGTATAGGGCGCATTCTGCATGGTGTAGAGGTTGGCAACTTAATGGACTTTTCTAAGGCAGGTTATACAAAGGGATCGGCTAACTGGCAACAGGCATTCGCCATCATGTACGTCGATGGTAAGAACGTTCAGGTCGATTTAATCTACTTTGAGAAGGATGGAACCTTCGTAGTCGCTGGGAAGCGATATGGACGATCTCGATAACGAGCTTAATCGAGACATTGACGATCATATAGACCAGGCAGAATCGTTACCATTTCGTTATCTTAATATCTAGATTTTCCCCCTTAGGGCGTGAGACAGTTAAGCCACGGATGAAGGGCATCCACAGAAAGGCTTAACAATGTTCGATACAGTTACTCAGGACGTTATAGCTCTTATTACTATCTCGGCGTTATGGTTCCACTTTGGCCGGTCGATAGGTATTCGTGTAGGTTATCTGAAAGGCCGTAAAGCGGTCAGAGATTACTACGAAGCCAAGGATAAGGTGAGAGTGTGAAAGCGAATGATTTCCTCAACGAAGCAAAAGCAGTTATTCAAGATCGTGGAATGGACTACGGACACCCGTCAGACAATATGTCCCGAACCGCATGCCTCTGGTCTGCATTCCTCCAAATGCCTGTTACTGATTATCAAGTGGCGTCATGTATGGCATTGGTCAAGCTCGCTCGAAGTATGGAGTCAGCAAAAGTCGATACATACATCGACGCTGCAGCATATATGGCAATAGCAGGGCAACTACACACAGAGGAGAATGAGCTATATGTTTAATTTAGAAGATTATGAGACAGTAGAAGAGCGTCTAGTTAAGTTTTGGAAGGATCACCCAGATGGACAAATTCACACAAAATTACTTGATCAAAGTCCCGGCCGTTTTATTGTTGAGGCTTCTGTATATCGTACAGAGGCGGACATTCGTCCATGGACTACAGGACTTGCAGAGGAAACGATTCAAGGTCGAGGTGTCAATGCGACAAGCGCGCTGGAGAATTGTGAGACTAGTGCTATCGGTCGAGCGCTTGCTAACGCAGGATATGCAACAAAGGGAAAGCGAGCGTCACGAGAAGAAATGGTCAAAGTTAATAAGTCGCATGAAGTAAAGGCTAGCATCGATGAAGTAAAGGTTAAGATGGCTAGTACATCTGGCGAATACATTCCAGTAGTAAAGGAGGACGATCCATGGACTACCAAAGCAGCGACTATGCCGCCCACAATGGGGGAAGCTGTATCGATGGTGAAAGAGATCATTGGAGGCCAGACAGAGAAGGATATTCCACAATGCCATCATGGCGAAATGATGTGGAAAACTGGCACTAGTAAGGCTGGTAAACCTTGGGGTCATTTCAAATGCACATCAACGCGGATCGATCAATGTAAAGATCCCATTTGGTATGAGATTGCCCCAGATGGTACATGGCAACGCCAGAAGGCGAGAGTCTAATGGGAAAACTACAGTTTATGAATCAAGACGGGGAATGGGAGTCATTTCCTACAGATGATGAGATTGCACGATCTAAAGAAGTCCAGGCTATCTTAGAAGAGTTCACGATGATGACTAGGTGTTGCTTATGTAATGAGGCAATTCCAGTATCAGAGATCAAAGTGAACTTGACTAATAAGGCGTGGTCATGCAGAAAGTGTCATGCGGTTAATGGCCTCACAAAGCCGTAAATACCGAGGATTCTCTACCGAGAGAGTCGTAGCCCGTTACCTTTCGGAATGGTGGGCTCACGCGGATATCGGTCGAGGGGCTGGAAAAGATATAACTCATGTCCCGTTCGACATGGAGGTTAAGGCTAGATCGGCGTTCCAGCCTAAGGCGTGGATCGATCAGGTTACTAAAAGAGCTAGCAAGTCCAATGACTTGCCCATCGTGGTGTGCCGCTTAAATGGTCAAGGAGAAGCTAATCCTCAGGATTATCTAGCCTTTATGCGGCTTGGTGATCTGGTCGATCTATTGCTGAAGTCAGGTTACGGGGATTTCAAGGGTGATCGAGATACACTAGAGCCTATGCGTTGCAAGATGTGCGGCGCTTGGGCGTTCACGCCTACATGTAAGACGTGTGAGGTTGATCCAGATGCCGACTTATGAGTTCGAGTGTGATAATGAGCAATGCGAATCTAATGCAAGAATCGAGCAATGGATGAGTATCAATGAACCTCATGATCTGGAATGCCCATTCTGTCATTCATCTATGCATAAGGTTTACTCATCGGTAGGGGTATCGTTTAAGGGTTCTGGATTCTATTCGACGGACAATCGATGAAAATTGGGAGTCTATGCACCGGCTACGGAGGTCTGGATATAGCAGTTGAGGCTTACTTCAACGCCGAGACAATATGGTGCGCGGAATATGATAAACACGCGTCAAAGGTAATTGAAGAAAGATTTGGCTACATCAATTACAAAGACATCAAAGCGATTAAGTGGGAAGACGTTCCTAAAGTGGACATACTTACCGCTGGTTATCCCTGTCAACCCTTCTCGGTAGCAGGACAAAGAAAGGGTGAAGATGATTCAAGACATATCTGGCCGTATATCAAAGACGCCATTCGCACAATTAGACCTAGATGGGTGGTCATGGAGAACGTTAAAGGCCATCTCTCGCTCGGCTTCGACCAAGTCCTCAGTGACCTTGCCAGTATCGGGTATGATGCAAGATGGGAGATTGTACGAGCTGCAGAAGTTGGTGCACCCCACCATCGCAGAAGACTCTTTATTGTTGCCTACCCCTCATACACAAGCTGGACATACGACGGGCAAGTGCAGGAATTGGGGCGCGGATTTACTTCATTCGCTGACATGCACTTGCAAGAAGCGCCGGCGGAACTGGATCAAGGTAAAGTAAGTCTTAAATTCATTGAATACATGATGGGTTTACCGAATGGATGGGTAACGGATGTTGATGTATCTAAAGCGCAGCAATACAAGATACTAGGTAATGGGGTGGTACCTCAGCAGGCTTATCACGCTCTAAAAACTATATGTGATCCAATTCACACAGATCTAAATGTCCATATTGAGGGGATTTAATATGATTCATCCACTTGACACGTCTGGTACTCTCAGGCGAGAGCCCTTCAGGGGCTCAGCACGCGCCCGTAAGGGCAGAGCGCGAGTGGTCGCCATCGTTATTGGGACAGCTCTATTCATGAGCATAGCTCCTGTATCTCAGGGATCAATAGATGCCAATAGAAACGTTAAATGGGCTAAACAATTAGCCAAAGAACAATTAACTGATAAGCAAGAGCTATGCCATCATGAGATAGTCTTTCGTGAGAGTACTTGGAACTATAAGGCTATAGGTAATATAGGCGGCATTAAGCAGACATATGGGCTCTATCAGATGAAGGTAGATAGCCTTAAGCATGCTAATAGTATTAAGCAGTTCTGGATGTACTACCACTATGTAGGCTATAGGTATGGATGGACTCAGTATGATGAGCCTAACTACTGTGCTGCATTGCATCATCTAAAGACTAGAGGATGGCAATGAGTACAAAGCGAGGGGATCCTCGTGGTACGCGTGCCTATAAGGCAAGGCGCTTAGAGGTGCTGCAACGAGATCAATGGACATGCTTCTACTGTATGCAACCAGCTACTACAGTCGATCACGTCATTCCAATCATTGCAGGGGGTGATCCGATTGCTTATGATAATCTGGTCAGTTCATGCACGTCATGTAACAGTCGCAAGGGATCACGCAATCAAGGCAGTTTTTTAGCACACACGCCTAC